TAACCTTCTAACTATGAATTTATCGAATAAAGAGGAAAGTACTACTAAAACGTCACAAGAAGGTTTTGCACCACTGGCAGGTGCGATAGGAAATATGCCAAAATTATTCCACCAATCGAATGAAACCAGACTAGGTGTAACATTTAAGGACAATTCTACGTCCTCTACACACCAGACAGTATCATTTCATGACGTGGCCCCCAACACAGGATACATGATGGATTCCCAAATGGATTCCACAGCCGCGTTGCAAGATACAGGGAATACATCCCTGTCCGATTTTTTCTTGCGACCGATTAAGGTGTCCACACTAACGTTTGACCTAAACGGTTATAATATATATCGTATCGACCCGTGGTCGCTGTTCTTTAGCAACCCGCGGGTGATAAACCGTATTTGCAATTATAAACTGTTAAGGTGCAAGCTGCATGTCAAGTTTCTTGTGAACGGGAATCCGTTTTTTCACGGTCGTATGATGGCGTCTTACTTGCCTTATGCGAACGACGACGAAATGGAATATATTAAACTCACGTCTGGCGATTTGTCTATGCAGGTAATCCGCTCTCAAAGGCCGCACGTGTTTCTCGACCCGACACTTTCGCAGGGTGGCGAGATGGTATTGCCTTTCTTTTGCCGTACCAGCAACCTTGATATCCCGTCACAACAGTGGCAGGAAATGGGAGTGTTAACCATTGAGTCGTTGACGCAATTGCGCCATTGTAACGGAGGAACGTCGGGCCTCACTGTCACAGTTTTCGTTCACGCGACGGATGTGATATTGTCTGTGCCCACGTCTACAGAACCTGGCGCTTTGTCGCCTCAGTCATGCGAGACAGAGGTCGCTTTGCGATTCCAAGCGGACGAGACTGACCATGCAACAGGCGTTGTGTCCGGGCCCGCATCTGCGGTTGCCTTGTCACTGCGCATGTTAGCAGGAGTTTCCCCCGCTATAGCGCCGTACGCTATGGCCAGTTCTATGGTCGCGTCTACAGTTGCAGGCATATCCCGTTTATTCGGATGGTCGCGACCTAAGATAGCAGCCGCAGGCCCAGCGAAGGCGACTATAGAGTCCGTTGGCAATATGGCCAATGTGGATGTTCCTGACGCGTCTATTTCTTTGGGCTTGGACTCCAAGAACGAGGTGACTATCGACCCTCGTGTGGTAGGACTGGCCCCAACCGATGAAATGACATTGTCGTCCATAGTAGCCCATGAGTCAATATTCCATATTGCTAAATGGTTTCCGAGCGATACTGCAGAGCACCTTGTCACTAATGTGAGAGTGGATCCGCATCTAGTTCGTATAGACCCTGGAACACTCGATCGCATTTTTATGACGTCCACTGCCTATGCTTCGATGCCATTTGTATATTGGACCGGAACGCTCAACTTTAGGTTCCAAATTCTGTGCTCCAGTTTTCACAAAGGCCGCTTAAAAATCGTTTATGACCCAAATGAAATACAAGGCGTTGAGTATAATGTCAATTTTATGAAGATAGTTGATATTAGCGAGACAAGGGATTTCACAGTGTCTATACCTGTGTCCCAATCGCGCCCGTTTTGTAAACGTTTGGATTTCAACAATACTGCGGCCCAAATGTATAGCGATTCCGTCGGATTGACCCAATTGGACAAAGGCAACGGTGTATTGGCTGTACATGTAGTCACGCCATTGACAACTCCCTCGTCTTCTTCCCCTGAGGTTGATATTCTTGTTTCCGTGTCCGGTGGACCGGACTTTCAATGCGCCGACCCCGCCGACGACTATATCTTTTTGTCGTTGAAGTCGCAGTCTAGCGAGACTGAGGTTGCATTGCGGTTCCAGGGCCTCGAGGAGGACGTGACTGTAACAGATGGAACTTCTCCTATTGGGGAGCCACAAGCTATGACTGGCCTGGAAAGCAGCATTAGTGCCGACCTTGGGAAGATATTCTTTGGGGAAAGTGTTATAAGCTTCAGACCACTAGTGAAGCGTTTTATACACCACACTACCTATGGACTACCTCAGGGTGATAGCGGTTCGAGATACGCTTTCATTCGGCGTTTCAGCGCTTTCCCATTCAATAGAGGCAAGGTCTTTAATGCCATAATGAGGGTACCGGCGTCTGGCACGAAGCTATACGACTATAACTTTTGCAATACTACCTTTCTTAATTACCTGTCATTTGCGTATGCAGGATATAGAGGAAGTATAAGGTGGAAGGCCGTCAGCAACGTGGAGACCCCTATGCGTATAACGAGAATAGTGGACGATTCGTCTTTTGCGTCCATTACGGAGACACTTGAACCTTTGACAGGCAACGTTGGACTGACAATATACGCCGCTAACGCGTTGGTAGCAAAGACGTCGGGCGCCTCAGGCGCTCATTCGACAGTAGGTGTGACACAGCCTACTAACGAGGTGGAAATACCGTTCTATTCGATGGATCGGTTCCAATTGTGTCGGAAGGAGGACAGAACTTCCAGTAGTTACTCCAGTAACACGAAGGTCGACGGAGTCGACTGCGAATGTATTTACGAAGGCTCACAAAATGTATATAAGCCTGTAGATGTATACGCAGCCGGTGGAGACGACTTTTCTGTCCACTTTTATATCGGACCGCCCCCATTGTACTATGATTGGGAGCCACCTCCGGTATAAACCAAGTCCCGCAGTGAGTCCGCGGGCCAGTAGTGTTCTTTCTACTGCGCTAGTAATAGAGTAAACCCATGGTTTCAACCCTGCTACTGGCGGGGGGAATTTTCCCAGGGATTCACATATTTATTACTAGGTTTTGCAACAGAGACTTATTTTGCAAAAAAAAAAAAA